CCAAAAAAAGCACTTGACTTTTTATATATAAATATATTATTATATAAGAGAACATTATTATTTTTCTAGAGCATAACAAGATTTTATAACCTATTTGGTAATGGAAGAACCAAAAGCCAAAGTGTATATGAATGACATATACATTTTGGCTTTTTTTGTTTTTAGGAGACAAAATGAGTAAAAAGAAGTCCATTATGGACCCTTTTCCTAATTTCCACTCAGCAAGAATTAAAGATCCAAATCAATTTGAAAAAATTATTCAATTAAAAGAGTTACCCAATGGAATTAGGATAATTGGCGGTCCATTAAAAAGCGATCCGCAAGGATCAAGCCAGGAACAAGCATATCGCTTCCCTAAAGAAAAATTTACTGTTGCTCAAGCAAAGTCTTGGTTGGAAAAAGAGAAAATTAAACCTGTTCTCTTTGAAAAAGCGACTAAAAAAGAAGATGGAACAAAAATGATAATTACAGAGGTTTTTGATAAAGATGGAAATTTAGTTGATACATTTGAAACAGAAATTAAAGAAGATAAAGAATATTTATGTGAATGTATTAAATGCGGATATAAAATTTCTTCAGATAAACATTGTGATGAGTTAGAATGTCCTGAATGTGGCGGACGAATGAGAAGAAATAATAGACCAGGAATAGGGAAAGATAGTGAAAATATTTTGTTCCATTTAGATGCATTTGATGAAAGTAAATTATTTCTAACTGAAAAAGCAGAAACAACACCAGAGGGCTATTTAAAAACTCGTGCAATTGTTACTAATACAGGTATTTTCAATTATGTAAAACAGGATGGTACTATCTTAAAAGAATTACGACCACCTGAACAGGTTTTTGATTATGGAAGTTTACAAACACTTAAAAATAAACCAATTACAGATGGTCATCCTGAAGATTTGATTACTAGCGATAACATAGAAGACTTGCAAAAAAAAGGTGTAATAATCGGATTTACTGGTAGCAATGTTCGTAATGATGGGCATGTTGTTAGTATTGATATGGTAATAACCAATAAAGATGCTATAGAACAAATCAATAGTGGTGAAAAAAGATCTCTTAGTTGTGGATATAAAGCAACGTTAGATTTTTCTCAATCTGGAATGGCATATGGCAATAATCAATATGATTGTGTTCAAAAGGATATTACATATAATCATGTTGCCTTGGTTCCTTTTGGCAGGGCTGGCGATCTTGCAAAAATAAGAATGGATAGTATAACCGATGATATGGTTATTCAATTTATAGATCAAAAAACAAAGAAGGAGGATTTTATGTCCGATGATGTTAAAGGTAAAATCATAATTGATGGTGTTGAATACACAGTCAATCCTGATGTTGCTAAACTTATTAACGGTTTACAAAGCGATCTTGATGATGCAAATAAAAAAATTGCTGTTATTCAAAAAGAAAAAACAGAAATAGAGGCAAAAAAAGATGTTTTGGAAACAGAAGTTAAAACCCTTAAAGAAAAAGATGATGAGTCTGGATTAAATGATTCTGAGTTATTATTGGCTGTTAATGAAAGAATCGATCTAATTAAAATTGCTGATTTCTTAGAAATTAAATATCAAAAAGATACTTCAAACAAAGAATTAAAATTAGCCATTATCAAAAAGAAAAATGAAAAAATAAATCTTATTGATAAAGATGATGTCTACATTAATGCTTATTTTGATAGTGTTAAAGATATTATCAGTATTGATATTGAAAATTCTGCTAAGAATAAAAACAAAAAAACAGTTTTTGGTGATTATGTTAATGAACAAAATGATCAAAATAATAACCAAAAACAACAGCCTAAAAATAAAAAAGAAATGTATGATAGTTTCGTAGAAAATATCAAAAAACAATCACTAGAATATAATGGATCAGCTTCTATTAAAAATGGTGAATTGGTTATAAATAACTAAGGAAGGAGATTCTAAATTATGAGTGAATATGGAAATATAAATAGAGCTTTTGCGGGAATGAAAGCAGAACATTACCAGTTTGCTGAAGTTTTAAAATCAGCTCGTGCAGTAGATGAAATAGATTTCGGTAATCCTGTATTCCGATATGAAGGTGTTGATGATGCTGTATATAATTATTACCTTGATGTTGGTAAGATTGTTTTTGATGGTGATTTTGGTGCTGGTGATGTAATTACAATAACTATAAATGGTGAAGATGCAGCAGATGTTACCTATGCAACAAGCCATGATGCTACAGCAGCAGCAGTTGTTGCTGCGATTAAAGCAGTTGAAATTGAAGATAATAATGGTAACACAATAAATCCTGATTGTATTTTAGATCCTGATGATACTAATAACCGTACATTCCTAATAAGAACATTAGGTGTAGATGCTACGGTTGCGGAAGCAGTTGCAGGTGGTAATGAACCAACTGGAACAATTACTTATTTTTCTGATCAGGTTTTTGCTGGTATGGCAAGACATAAAGCAAAATATATTGAAAATGGTGATACTACTGCAAAATATGAAATACAAGATACTGTTAGTATCGTGGAAAAAGGCTTTTATTGGGGTGTTATCAATAATGAAACAGTTCTTGAAAATCAAGCATGTTATATTGATAATTCAGGATCTAATAAAGGCGTCTTTGCAACCTCTGGTGATGATATAGGTTGTTTTTTCAGATCAGAAAATTACACACAACCTTCTTTAAGTGATTATTTAGCTATTATCGAATTAAGAGGTTTGAAAAAATTAAATACAGCCTATACATGGGCATAAATAAAGGAGGTTAAATATTATGAGTCAATTACTTAAACAATTGCTTGCAGAATTAGAAAATGCAAATAATGATAGTGATTTTAATGTTGATCGAAAAGATATTCAAATATCACAAGATGAATTAACAAGTTTTCATCTTAGCCAAAACATTATACAAGATGTTAATACATCAGTTTTCTTTTTACGTGAGTTAGAGCATATTCAACGAATATCTCGTGATACTAAGCAAAAGAAATTAAAAGGTATGATGTTAATTCCTGTTTCAACTGAAGCACCAGAATATGTTGAAACAATTACTTATCGTCGTCTTACTCGTGTTGGTCGTGCAAAAATCATAACAGATTATTCTCAAGACTTTCCAAGAGCTGATGTGTATCGAGAAGAATTTAGCATCAAAGTTAAAGGACTTGGATCTTCATATGGGTATTCAAAAAATGAAATCTTACAAGCAAGATCAACAAATTTTCCATTAGATCGTGAAAGAGCTATGTCATGTAAACGTGCAGTTGATGAATTGCAAGATGATCTAATATGGAATGGAGATTCAGATTATGGTATTCAAGGATTCCTTGACTATCCAGGTATAACAGAATATACCATTCCTAATGGTGTTGGCGGTGATACTGAATTTGATACAAAAACACCTGATGAAGTTGTAGCAGACTTAAATGCTATTGTAACAACTGTTATTAATACAACAAATGGAGTTGAAGCACCTGATACATTGATATTACCTATCGATCAATGGAGATATATTGCAACAACTAGAATGGCTGATGGTTCTGATGAAACAATTATGAGTTTCTTCTTAAAAACAAACGGAATAATCAAAATGATAGATTGGGTTGTTGAACTTTCTGGTGCTGGTGCTGGTTCATCTGATAGAATGATGGTTTATCCAAAAGATCCTAATTATATTAGAGTTGAGATTCCTAAAATGTATCGTGAAGAACCACCACAACAAAAAGGTATGGAATTCGAAGTTGTAGCAGAACAGCGTACTGCTGGTGTTTTGATTTATTATCCACTGGCATTTGCCTATGCAGATGGAATTTAATAATTATATAGGAGGGTTATACTAATGACTGATACAAAAAAATTAGAATTAGTAATGGTTGAGTGGAATGATGATAGAATAAAAGTACTTCCACAAATACCAAAATTAAAAAAAATATTAAGAGAATTTATTAAAAATGACAAGAACAAAAAGACAAAAGCAAATGTTCTTTATCTTACTTCAGGGATAAACTATATTCCTAAAGAATATTGGGAAGCATGTAAAAAACATAGAATGATTCAATATGATATTGAATCTAAACGGTTGGTCGAAGTAAAAGCTGAAGTTGAAAAAACTGTAGTTAATGAAAGCACTGGTAAAAAAACCACTAAAAAAATTGAAGCAGAAAAATTTAGTGATTTTGATTCTTCTAAAAAAGAAGATATTATAAAAGACACTTATGATGTAAGATCTCTTGAAAAATTTCTTGATGAAGAAAAAGATTCAGATATTAGGCTAACAATACAAAAAAGAATTGATGAAATTCTTAATGCTCCTATTGATGAAACAATTGGACATCCTGAAGATCATTTGAAATTGTCTGGTGGTAAACCTAGAAGTAAGAAAAATAAATAATTTCTTACTTAACTCTGATAGACTTTAAGGGAAGGGGTCATTCCCTTCCCTATTTTTTTGAGGTAAATTATGAGCTATACAATTGATCAATGGATTGCAATTAAATGTTCTGATCTTGATAGTGATTCTGATAAGCAGCAATGGATTGATGGTGCTAAGTTACATATCAATCAAGATTCATACGGATCTAAATATAATATATGTGTTGCTTTGCGAGCATGTCATGATTTCACAGTTAAACAACAACAACAAGATCGTATTTCTTCTGGTGCTGCTGGACCAATAACTAGTAAGCGAGAAGGAGATCTATCTATTAATTTTGCTAATAATAGCAGTAAATCAGATATTGAAGCATATTTAGGTTTGACTACATATGGGTTAGAATTGTTAAGTATTCAAAAGGGTACATTATCACGCTTTGGTGTTACTGGAGATGATAATGATACGATAATTCCTATCTGTTGTACTGGAAATAATTAATAAGGAGAAATTATGTATAGAGGTGATTATAAAGGAGAAGCATTTTATAGTGCTCTCAAAGTCGGTGATATAGAAAACGGCAATTATGCAGAAATAAACAACCTTGGCAGATTTACATTATATGGAGATGCTTTTATAGATTTTACCTATAATACTATCTATTATGTAGACGGTACCAATGGTGATGATAGTAACAGTGGTTTAAGTTGGGATAAAGCACTTGCAACAATTACAGCTGGTGTTGCTAAATTAAATGCATTAGGCAGTAGAGGTCTTTTATATGTAGCACCTGGTTTTTATTTGGAAGCTGCTGGTGTTGAGTTGACAGCTTCTAAATGTGGAATTGTTGCTTTTGGATTACCAGAGGATACAGTATGGTTTGGTAGTGGAGTTACTGGAGTTGTCGGTGCAAGTACAACCGATTTACTTATTATCAAAGGTGGAAATAACATAATTAAAGGTATGTCTTTATTTACTTATAAAGATGATAAAGCTAGTATTAAATTTGATGATACTGGCGGTGGATATGCTGGATCTTTTAATATTATTGAGAATTGTTGGTTCTCTCCACAGGCTCAAGATGGTGTAGGTTATGGTATTCATTTTCTTGGTGGCAATTCAAATATTATTCAAAACTGTAGATTTGAAGGTGCAAAAACAGCAGGTATTTTAATAGCATCTAATGAAGGTAATCCAATTAGAAATGTTATACGTGATAACTTAATTATTGGATGTTATGATGGTATTAGTATTACATCTGCTGCCGAACTTATATCTCAAAGAAACATATTTGCTGCTGGTTATGTTGCAGCTGCAAACTATAATAGTTCTATTACGGCTACAGCAGGATTTACAGCGGGATTAATTACAAGTGTTAATGATAGAAATCAAGGTGCAAATCAAGCTGGTTCTTATACAAACGGCGGTGCTGGTACACTTAATGTTATTGACCCTGCATATGCAGTAACGGTATAAAGGAGTAATAAATGGATGAAAATAAACTTAAACTTGAGATTGCTAAAGAATTAGGTGTAGATCCCATCAGTGGTGAAAGCCTTTCAAAAAAGAAAGATACAAAGAAAGATAAAAACACAAAAGAAAATAATAATAAAAAAGAGGAAGAGAAACTTCCTGAAGAAGAAAAATAATTATTTTTTTGGTTTTGGTGGGTAGGATTATTAACTTATGCTTGGTCATAATATCATGTCCTACCTGCTGAAAACATAAATAAGGAGAAAAATGATGTCTGTTTTATATATGGATAGTGTAAATATTAGTAATTATCAACAACGTAATGAAGATAAAGCATGGGAAATAGAAGTTGAGTTAGGGGAAGTTGCTGATAGTGCTTGGATTATTATTCCAGGTAATGTTCAGAACATTTATACAGCATTGATTTTTAGCAATACAGCAACAGCAAAAGTACAAACAACAAATAACCTACTTGCTGATGTAATAGCAGGTAGTGGAGTAGTTGCATTTGATACAGCAGGTGGCGCTGTAAGTGCTAATACACAAGAAGAAATAAATCCACCCACTGCAGTGAGATTAAGTGTTACTGCATGGACAAGTGGAACAGTAAAATTGATATTGAGAGCGCAATAAATGTCTATATCAAGAAAATTAGAATGGAAATCAGATATACAATTCAATCATCAGCAATTATATAGGGATGCTCCTATATTTTCTAACATGGAAGTCGAAGGTGTTGGAGAAGATGCTTTTTTGAAATTATCAAAAAAATCTAATAATGATGACGACATTCTATACCAAACTATAGGTGATTTTTCATTAAGTGATCCAACAAAAATTACAGTTGCAGATAATACAGCAAAACTAAAATCAGGAACAGGGATTGATGTTAATTTTCCGTTTGTAGACCCAGCCAATTATGATGTTAGTGATGCTGATGAGATAGGTGTAAGCGGTGGAAATGCAAAATTAAATGGAATAAATGCAAATGATATTCATGTTCATTATCATCTAAACGAATCTGCAGGAAGCAATGTCGCTGATAGTAGTGGAAATGGTAGAGATGGAACTTGTCTTAATATGGAAGATGTTGATTGGCAAGCGGGGAAATTAAATAATTGTTTGTATTTTGACGGGGTTAACGAATCTGTAGACTGTGGCAATATTGCAGATTTTGAACGAGATGAAAATTGCTCTTTTGAATGTTGGATACAAACATCAAATAAAAGCATGGATGTGATGACAAGATATAAAGGTGGTACAGGATGGATTATATTTGTTTCAAGTTCTGGTAAGCTATATGTTACGTTCAGAAATTCAGCAGGAGTAAATGAAGCCAGTAGATATGGGAATACAATATTAGATGATGGAGCGTGGCATCATATTGTGGTTACTTATGATGGGAGCAGCTCTAATACTGGAATCACAATATATCTTGATGGTTTAGATGATACAGATAATACAAGCGGTGTTAATACTTTAACAAGCACTATAAAAACAACAGGTAATATGAATATAGCGGGTAGAGATGGATCCGCTTCTTTTCTTGGAAAAATTGATGAGGTAGTTGTATATGAAAAAGAATTATCATCTGATGAAGTTGCTTTTCGATATAATGCTGGTTCAGGAATTGAGCAAGCTGGCTATTCCGTAAATCATCCATACATAACAAATAAAACAGGTGTATCGTTTACGGCAAAATTGACAAGTTTCGTCGAAACAGCAACAAAACCAAATGGTACACAGGTGAAATATTATATTTCAGATGATGATGGAGTTACGAAAGAATATTGGAATGGAAGTATCTGGACTACAAGTGATGGCAGTTATGCTCAGTCAAGTTTGGCTACGGATATTCATGCGAATCTAATCTCTTGGTCAAGCAATGGAGTGTTCAAATGGTATGCTGTTCTTGATTCAAATGGTGGAATTGACACACCATTATTAGATAATTTGTATATTCAAAGTCCGAGTGATTATCCTACAGATGACAATCTGTATATAGATACAACAGATTTGTCTCAGATTGCACCATCTGATATTTTTGCGTGGCTATCTGCTACAATAACAAATAACTTACCTGCTGGTACTTATATAGCATTATTAGTTTCGGTTGATGGTCGTAGTACATGGTTGACATTGAGTGGCGGAGTATGGACAGCAACAGGATCACCGACATTAAGAGTAAGCGGAACTTCTATCAGTGATTTTGAGACTAACTTTGCTGATATACCATTGGTTAATGGCACACTTAATATGCGTTTATTTTTGAAAACTGATGATATGATAGTTACGCCATCAGTTGATGGAATTAATGCAATTAGTGACGCAGGATATGAAAATACTGGATATTATATAAGCACAAACTATTACCCAGCTAATTATTTCACAGGGATAATTTTTAGAAATCTTACTTATGATATAGAAACACCTGCGGGAACAACACTGAAAGTATATGCAAAATTTTTTCCAGAAGATGCAATTGATACAAAAGAATCTGATTATGTAGAATATGCCAATGATTATGATATAGATTTTTGTGATGGACAATTTGTTCAATGGAAAATCGAAGTAACAAGTGATGGGGAAAATACAGCAAAATTAAATAGTATAGAATTTGATTTTTATTCGGTTATGGGTATATGTGAAATAATAAGAAGAATTGAAACAAATAGATGGAAAATTGATACAGTAAATAATCAAATGATTTTTTATGATGATGATGGTGTTACCCCATTATATACGTTTGACTTAAAAGATGCGAATGGAGATCCAACTAGTCTTTCTCCATATGAAAGGATTCCAACATGAGTATAATTACAAGAGGATTAGGAAGTACATTATTAATTACTCGTGGATATGGAGTTAGTATAATAAGAAGAGAAATTATACGAGGTAAGAGTTACATACAAAAGACAATAACAGGAGATAGTAAAATTGGAAATAATGGGTAAGAGTACTATTACAAAAGAGATAACAGGTAAATCATATATTACAAAAGAGATGAATGATAAATCTGAGATTTGTACCTTAATACAAGGTGATAGTAATATACAAAAAGAAATAATAGGTAATTCTGTGTTAGATTTGGAGGTTGTTACATGAGTAATAAAATATATATCAATGATACAAAAACAGAAATTAAATTGGATGCTGGACAAGACATAAGCACACAAACAACTTTAGAAATACATTGGAAAGCACCAGATGATACTACAGGAGAATGGACTGCTTCATTAAATGCAGACAATCAAACTGTAGAATATACAAATCCGAATCCCTGGTTAATTGCTGGGATTTGGAAGTTTCAAATATATGTTGAGTTACCAGATTGGGAAGGTAACGGCGAGACATATGAAAGAAAGATTTACGATTTATTCGAATAGGAGAATAACAATATGCCACAAGATTATGTAATTGATATTGATAAAGGATGGAAACAAATATTAAAAGATGCTCTTAAGATGAAAAGTGTTCAACTTAAAGTTGGTTTATTTGGTGAAGGTAATTCTCCACAAAATAACTTAGCATATCGTGGTGTTGTTCATGAATTCGGCATTCCTGAAGGGATAAGAATAACACCAAAAATGAGAGGCTTTTTACATTTTATTGGTATACATGTAAGTCCTAATACACAAAGAATATATATACCAGAAAGACCATTTATGAGGGAAGCTTATGATGGTAACAAATCAGAATTAGAACGTGCTGTTGATAAATGGTATACGGATTTAATTGAGGGAAGAATAACATTAAAAGTATTTTTAGATAAGATTGGAATTTTACATACTGATCATATTAAAAAAGCAATACAAAGCGGTAGTTTCAAACCACTTCATCCTGTAACTATTTTACGGAAGGGAAGTAGTAAACCGCTTATAGATCAAGGTGAAATGATTGGATCAGTTAAACACAAAGTAGAAGGGATAATATAGATGGGTATTTTATTTCCTAAAACACATACATATACATTAAAAACCTATACTACTGGAGAATATGTAACTGGAAGATATATAGAAGGTCAGCTTGATATAAAGACAATAGAAGCAGATATCCAACCAATGACAGATAAAGAAGTTGAAGCAATGAATATAGGAAGAAAGAATCTAGGGAAAATAAAGATATATATTAGTACTCAGTTAAAAATTGCTAATGAAACAACTAAACAGAATGGTGATATTATAACATGGAATGGTGAAGATTATGAATTGATATCAGAAGATATTAGAGATAACAATTTGATCAATCATTATAAATATATTGGAGAAATTAGAAAAAGACCAAGGGAGAATAATTTAGATGGCTATTAGTGAAGTATTAGATGTTATTTGGAAATGGGTTGACCAGGTTATAAACCAAGAAGAATTACTTGAATTGGAAGTTATTTTTGGTAGTCAAAACGCTCCAGCACCAGATGGCGAATACATTTTAATAAATCGTCCTTTTGCATTTCAGAAAATTGGTCGTGGTAACTGGCAAATGTCGGAAGAAACTGGTGAAGAAGATCAGATGAATTATACAATACATTATCAATGTACCATCAGTATTGAAGATGTATTAGGTGGAGGGGACGTTTTAAGGTTATTGATAAATAGTCTTAACAGGCAAGATATTAAGGATTATTTTACTGAAAGTCTTGTTAGTGTTATGAAAACAGAAACAATTACACCATCTAATTTACAGATGGGTGAATTTTGGGAACTAAGATCCGTATTGGATCTAATAATACAATTTTCTGACTGCGGTTCCTATGAAGCAGGTTATATTGAAACTGTTGATTTTACTGGAACCTATGAAGGAACACAAAACTAAATATGGAGGTTAAATATTATGAGTCAATTATCAGATATAGTTCAAATTACTATAAGTAGAACAACTCAATCTGTTGCAACTGCAAATTTTGGAACACCTGGAATAATATCTGAATTTTTAACTAGCAAAACAACAACTCCCTTTGAACGATATAGGGAGTATGCATCATTAACAGAAATGACAGATGATGGTTGGGCAACAACTGATGAGGTTTATAGAGCTGCTCAAGCAATTTTTCAACAAAATCCTACAGTAGAAAAAGTTATGGTCGGTCGTAAAGATGCTGCTGATGCTAGCTGGGCTGTTGCTTTGGCTGCTATTCAAGCAGCAAGCACTGATTGGTATTGTTTTGTTATTGTTAGACAAATTCTAAAAATTGTATGGGATGCTGACTTTGTAACTGGTAATGCTATAGATATAGATATAAATGGAACAACAATCACAACTGTAAATTATGCAACCAGTCATGTTAATACTATGGGTCTGATAGAAACACAAATTGAAGCTGATCTTGCAGATAGTACAGCAACAATTGATCCTGATGATGCTAATAGTAGAACAATGTTAGTTGAAATTGATGGATCAGATGTTATTCCAACTGGAACTACAGTTGCAGTTACAGGTGGAGCTAGTCAAGCAGATGAAACATTATATTTTGAAACAGGTGAACAGGATGTTAAAGATGTTGCTGCATGGACAGAAACACAAAAGAAAATATTCTTTAATTCTTCTGGAGATCTTGAAATATTAGATTCTGGTGTTTCAGATGATATTGCAAGCTTTTTGCAAAATCTTGATTATGATAGAACAGTTACAATTTATTATCCTCATAGTGCTGCTCATACATGGATTGAAGCTGCATGGTTAGGTGAATGCTTACCTTATGATCCAGGTAGTCAAACATGGATGTTTAAAACACTTACTGGTGTTGCAGCATATGAAATAACAAGCAGCCAAAGAACTACAACATTAGGAAAAGATTGTAATATATATACTGAGACTGCTAGTATTAGTATGACTGAGGAAGGTAAAGTAGCATCTACTGAATATATTGATATTATTCGTGGTATTGATTGGTTAGAAGCTACTATGTCTGAGAATATATTTAGTGAATTAGTAAATACTCGAAAAATACCATTCACTGATGAAGGCGCTACATCAATTGAAGGCATTGTAAAAGGTGCTCTTGATGAAGCTGTTCAAAATGATCTTATTTCAGATGATTACACAACAGATGTTCCTTTAATTGCTGATGTTAGTAGTGCTAATAAACTTGCAAGATCTTTACCAGATGTTGAATTTACTGCTACATTACAGGGAGCAATTCATAATGTTGTAATCAATGGTGTTGTATCAGTATAATAGAAAGGAGGATAATTCATGTCAAATTCAGGAGTCTTAAAAACATTTGATCCTAAAAAAGTTATTGTAACTTGGGGAGCAATTATATTTACAGATTTTGCCGATGGTGCTTTTGTTGAAATTACTCAAGAAGATAATTTTGAGGCTGTTATGGGTGCTGATGGTTCAGAAAATAGGGTCAATAAAAATAGAACTGGTGGAGATTGTAATGTAACATTACAACAGCAATCAATTACTAATGATGCTTTGAGTGCACAATATGAAATTGATAAAGCTAATAATACAGGATATAAACCTTTTACAGTTAAAGATATAAATGGAACAACATTAGCTTATAGTCCTCAAGCATACATCAAAAAATTACCAGATATGACAGAAAGTAGCGATGGCGAAACAAGACAATGGAATTTTAGATTACCGCAATTACAAATGGTTGTTGGTGGTAATTTATAATAATAATTAAATCATAATTAGGAGGGTTATTTTTATGATTGAAACTATTGAAAGGGAAATTGATGGAGTAATGTTTCAGATTCATCAATTCCCAGCAAGAGAAGGTCAAAAAATAGAGTTAAAAACTCTCAATATACTTTCTCCATTACTTAATATTCTTAAAGATTTCAAATAACTTGATGAAGAATTCGATCTTTCAAAATTAGTCAAATCTATTCAGGATATACTTTGTAAATTAGACGATCAAACTTTTGATGATTATATCGATAGAATGATTTCTCATACATATGTATATATGTCTGAAGATGGGAAAAAGACGACACCCCAGGCAATTAAAAACAAATCAATA